AAACAGGTATAGTAACGCCACCAACTATTAAATTGGCTAGGGTACTCTTATATGCATTCAGTATTGATAAATTAGCATCTTTCATTTCTCAAATGTAATTATTTTTTTGCATTATATTTTCTTGTTTGCACTTCCAATACTTTTAGTAATTCTTTAGGGTATTTTTGTATGCCCTCTAGGTAGCTAGGAATAAAAAAAGGTTTAGGACCATAATCTCTGCGCCTTATTCCTTTGCCCTTATAAGGTGCTGCTAAATATGAAAAACCTTTAGGAATATTTACACCGCTTCCAGTACCAAACTCAACGTATGCAGAGTAAGGAGCATTAGATGCAAATATTGATCTATTACTAGCTACTGTAGCAGGTGTTTTATTAATAGATAATCTTAGTTGGTTTTTATCTACTGGCGCTCTTAACTGAGCAGCAGTTACCATTCCCTGAGCAATGTCATTAGTAACAGAAACTGCCGACCTATTAGCATCATGACCAAAGGCAGAGATTTGAGATAAGAGTTTAGAAATATCTATTTTAGCTGCCATTATTATCATCCGTTACGGATGCCAGTATCTCATAAAACCTGAACGTATCATCTACATTCCTAATTGAATGAATAGTAAAAAAATTTAACTCATACAGAATGCGCATGTCTTTTGTAGGTGCAAAGTCTTTTCTGTACCGGATAGTAAACCTAAAGACCTGATTTATGACCTGCTCTTGAGCTTGTAACTGTCTATTGCCATCGTATGGCTTTATATTTGACCATGTAGCTAATACAGGCACAAACGTAATAACATAATCCTGATAGGCATTCTCAACCGATGTGAACGTGCCAAATGTAATGCGCTTATCTAATCTGCCTGGATTCATTAGAATAGTGTTATGCGTCTGTAAGGCGATAGTAACAAAGTTGCAATAGTAGGCATACCCACAACTGGATTATCTCTGTTCTCATAATAGTATGCTATCATTTCTTTAATTGCAGTTTCTATATCATCTGGCACATCAGATCCGCCCTCATAATTCCATCCATAACCTGCGACAAACGTAACTGTATTGAATCCTGCCGTATCTGAAATGACCTCTGTAAAGCCTTGCGTTTCAATTGTTTCGAATGTCAATACAGCCATATCAGGATCGACCACAGTTTCAACCGAGATCAAAGGGTATTCATATATTTTAACTGCGCCAGAAACAGGCGTAATTGTACTTAATTCTCTTTGCCATAAGACTTGTAGCGTAAACTGCTCAGCCTGATTTACCGCAGATTTTATCAATGATGTAATTAATCCATCCTCTATTGTATAGTCTAGGTCTAGTCTTAGATACATCTTTGCATCTGACAGGCTCACTACATTTAACTGGTCCATCTTCTTTAGGTTTAAAAGGTTGTTTTAAATACTCTTTTTTTTCCATTATATAATCGCTAAATTACTAATTTTATTTAACCAATTTTCAAACTTTGGCAATTCCTTAGCAGGATCTAATTCTTTTGCCCTTTCCAGAGGCGTTTTATTAGCTTGTATAATATCAATGTTAGTAATAGCATCTATCCATCCTTGTATATTGTTTCTCTCAACGAATATCCCTGCATCTGCAACACTATCTCTAAAGCCTAGTATATCAGAACAGATAACAGGAATATTGCAACACAGAGCTTCTATTTGAGCCATTCCATAACTCTCATATTCACTAGGTGCAATTAGCACTCTAGTCATAGCTAGATATTTGCGCACATCATCAATTAAAGGCACATATTTTATATTCCTGACCTTTTCATCTTTGATTTGATAATAGTAACCGCCTTGTACTGCCATGAATTTTGTTTTAGGCATTCGCTTTGCTATTTCTATTAATATCTGACCGCCCTTGTTTTCGTTATGGTTTATCAGCGTAACATATTCTGCCTCTGGTCTAGCAGTTGAATAATCTCTGTAATTAATCGGTGCGTATAGGGTATAGGTTTCCTGCTTATAGTTTAACTCCTTTTTAGTATTCTCACAGTTGTAAACAGTATACGTATTAGGGCGTATATCTACTTGTGGGTAACCTACGTTATTATGTGCAAAGTTAATTACTTTTTTAGCTTTTAGCCTTTGTTTGTTCATTGCATAGTACGTGCCAGACAGTTGGCAAAACACCAGATCTGCCCAGTCCCATAAATCATTATGGCATTCCTTGTAATTGTCTTTAGCCTTGTAAATCTGTATGCCCTCAAAACTATAATTCTCAGGGCATCTTGTAACCGCCTTAACCTCATGCCCTTTACTTATTAGATAGGTAACAACCCGATGCAAATAGATTTCAGATCCTGCTCTTTGATGCGGTAAGTAAATGCCTGGACTTAGTAGAATGTTCATGTTACAGGTATAAACAGATATGGTCTTTGTATCTTTAATGTTCTGCCATCGTAATTATGCAGGTCGCTTCTATGGTAGTGAATAGCCTGTATTCTTGTAGCCGGATTATACAATGCATAACCTGCGCTATGTAACTCATATGCAATCCTGTTATCACAACCCGGTATGCCTAAATAGAAATCACAGAAATTAACATTTCGCATCTTGCCTTTAAATATCCAGACATCTTGACTAAACCGCTCATTATGTAACTTTAAGCCACTTAGCTTATCATCCCATCTACTTAACGCTATGCATTGCCGTTCATATAAACTTAAATTGCTAAGCGTATGATTAAAATAAATATCTGTATTAGCCACTATTGATATATCATCCCTGCTTGTAACTGTCCTATCTATTAAGTTAAAAAAGTCCCGATATGTAGGTCGTTGAAATTCTAGTGTAACTAGTTTATTAGATTCTGGCAGCTCTACAAATCCATCAACAAATAAATAAATCTTATTGATATGAGGATTATTTATGTTTTTATTTAAGCAGTAGATTAATTCTTTTTGTCTAATCGGGCTTTTATCGGTATAAATCGAAGTAAATAAATTAATCATAAATCGCTATGCCTGTACCTGTATGATGCCCTATCTCTGTTAAATCGTATTTTTCGTTCTTTAATCCATTCCAAAAATTAGTCATTTCATTGTTTAAATGGATATCATCAAACATAACTAAGCCTTTGTAATTAATCTCTAGCAGATGATCAGCAAACTCCTGCTCAAACTCACCATCATGGTAAGTATCTAGCATAATAAACGGAGCTAAAATCTTATGAGTTAAAACATCGCCTTTAATAAATTGTATGTTCGGTATTTTAATATCAGCTATCTCTGGCTGATGCTCTATGTCATAACTGATAACTTTATTCTTTTTATTAAATGACAAAGCTATGGCAGAACTGCCCTGATAGCTTCCGATGTCTAATAAGGTAACACCGTTATAAAGTTTGCTGATAAATGCTAGTAATCTATAATGCTCTACACCCGAATCCATATAAAACCAACCTTTAGGAAATCCCAGATCATCTGTACTTTTTAGATACTTAGACAGATTAATTGCATTTAAGTCCTCTGCCGTAACTTTTAATATTTTATCAATCATACTGCTTTAGTAAAAGATTATAATTTTTATGGTACTTATCTATGGCATGATAACCTACTGAGCCATATTCAAACTCGGTTTCAACTGCAAACTTATTGCAGGTTTTCTTATCTGGCAACTTATAGCCTAATTCTCGCATCTTATTAGTAAAGTAAATATCTTCATTACCATCTACTGCCATTCCTTTGTATGGATGCTTTGAGCATATCTCATACATTAGCTTAGGATTGCGTATGCTCAGACCGCCATTCATGCAACCCGGTATGTTCTTAATCCAAGCGCCGATAAAATCCCATTCTAAAAAATGTTCAATGCCATGCTTTAGCAATCCAGAATCATGCTGAAATACTAGCACCCTGTCATATTTTAAGCCTCGCCAGAAGTTAGCGTTAGTTAATATAGAGTTATATACTCTAGGTGTTTTTATATAATAGATCCCACCTGCATAAGGTGCTTGAATGTGTAGCAAATCCCATGAGCTAGGTATAAACCTTTTATGCCTTTGCATTGCTTCCTGAGCTACATCTTCCCTGTCATCAATAATAATAGCAGCGTTCATACTAAAACTTTGTTATAATTATGATGGCTTTTTAAATAGCTAGGCAAAACAGATTTATCAAATGTCACAGGATTCCACAAGTTTAACGCTACACAATGCACATCATCAAATTGGTTATTAGGTTTCCATTTATAGAAACAATGATTAAGCCAGTCTTTACGAACCTCATGAGCATGACCAAAAACATTATACTTGTATCTCATAATCGGCTCTGGCTGACAGGTGCTAAAATGATAGATTGTTTGCTTTAGGTTTAAATCCTGAGTATGTTCTTTTCTGTGCAGGTTTTCTAATCTAATCGGTCTAAAGCCATCATAACAAGCATAGTTAAAAGACCGCCAAAAGTTTACAAAACCATCTACGCCATAAAACCTATCTACGCCCCAATGCGCATATTTAAAAGATGCATCTAACTCATCTGTTTTGTAAACTTCGTCTGAATCAACTGTCAGCACCAGATCATACCCTTCAGAGTATTTATACTTAACTGATCTATGCTCACTCTCTGCGCCATACCTATCTGCTCTGTCCCAGATCATTTTATCTTTTAAAACATCCTGACAAATGCTAAATATATAACCCTCTGAGTCTGGGCATTGCAATAGCGTTCCATGCCCTTGACTAGGCATCATGCTATAAGCTATTACCATTTCATCTACATGATCTACAACCGACATAAGAGCCTCACGCAAGTAATCACCTGCATAATGTATAGTCATAAATCCTAAAACCTTAATTTTGCTCATATTCTAATTCTTTACCAGTTAATGCGAAATATAGGTTTTGGAGTTGGTGAACGTATTTAATGTCCTGTCTAATAATAAATTGCTGAACATCAACATCTGGATGGTTTTCTTGTTCTTCTAAACTGCACGTTCCTGAAGAACAAATAATCATTTTTTGCTCTATGTCAAAATCTTTAAATATTACTTTTTCAAATACCCATTCACCTTTAATATCCCATTTCTCAAAACCAATTTTTATTAACCATTCTTCGGTTAAAAAAATAGGTTTAATATCATTTGGAATAATATGACCATTGCCATATTTAACATATATTCCTTTATGGTTTAAACCGCTTATTGAACAAATTGCATCTTTGTGATATCTAATTGTTCTTGCATAAACTAAATTTCCTATTCTTAACTCACTTGCTTTCATATATCTCTATTAAATTCTTTACCATGTTATCAAATGTATAATTAGCCTTTACAAACTCATTGCCTTGCTTTGCTATTAGATCCCGTTCCTCTTTATGGTCATCTAGATAGTATCTTAGCAATACCATTAAATCATATAGACTATTCCATGTCCTAACGTGAACATAATCTATAAAAGGCATATTAGGATAAGCCTTGCATAGACAAAACGCACCTGAGCCTAATATCCTGTATATCCTATCAGAACTATAAGAATCTTCATCGTAATGGCTCAGGTTAATGGCTATCTTTGTAGCTCTGTATGCTTTTGATTCCTCAGCCTGTGAATGGTTATAGTTACCTGCTACGTTAAACCAGTTATTTCCATAAACGCCATAATTATCGCCAAAGTGTTTATGTAGCATCGTATTCATGTCTATACGTAACCTGCTAAGCGGAAATTTATCGCCTCCGTAATTATTACCAAAGAATGAAATATCTCTGCAATTACCTATATCGCCCTCTGGCTTGTATATCTCAGGATCGTAGCCTATCTCTAAATAACCGCCATTCGCTACATTTGCTACATCTCGCATATTAGAAAACAAAGTCTTATCTATATGAGGTGACATTTGTATCATCCATCCTGGCGTTTCATCTCTTATATCGCCGTTCCAATTACAAATCCATGCGCCTGTTTCACGCATAGCCTTTACAGTTTCTATGTGAATAATGTTAGGACTTTGTATCTGCATAAAGATAATATCAGGTCTAAACTCTTTGGCTATTCTTATCGCCTCTTGGTTTACATCCTTTGCACCTGTTGATAACTCTATGTAATCTGTGCAGTTAGCCTTAAAGGCTTTACGTGCTGAATCATTTGGCGGAGGTGCAACCATTAACCCTAAATGGAAAATTCTCATATTTTACGGATATTATCCCAATCTCTCAGGAAGTCTAATATTGATGGGTAATTTATTCGACCTGCTCCGCATTTTCTACGGACATGAATCCAACCATTTATAACGCCAACACAGATTACATACTCCTGATTCTTATATAATCCTGCTTGACCTATAAAATTAGCTTTGAACATAAAGCAAAGTTAATTATTTATATAACATAAAGAAATAAAAAAAACCTGCCAAATTAATGACAGGCTTTCTTCATTAAACCAAAAAAACTAGCTTGGATTAGCGTTCAATGAACCAGTCACGAATGCATCAGTATAGTAGATCGGTAATGCTATACGACCTTCAACACGAACCGTAATTTTGTTTTCTCTTACGTTAGTACCATCTTCTTCGAAGAAACGAACAATCGGATTCTCACGTACAAATAATTGCGCACCTTTTGCCCAATCGCCTACTAAGTACTTAGAATCGCTCATAGCAGTAGACTTAAAGATTGGAACTCCAGAGATAAACAACTGACCATTAACTAAGTCAACTGCAACTCCGCCCGGCAAAGTGTAATCATTTGTAGTGCCTCTAGTAAGCATCAAAGCATAGAACTGCTCTGGACTTAACAAGATACCATTTGCAGAGTGGTTATTTGATTCAATTTGTGCAACTGAATCTAGTAACTTCTCTACTTGAATAGTACGGAATCCTGAGTAAGCCTCAGCATTAGTAATTAAACCACCTAATTGTGGCGATGTACCTGTACCGTTTAATAGTTGGTTATCTTCAGCATCAAGATATTGCTCTAACAAACGAGATTGTAGATAAGAACGCATAGCTGAGATGTCATCTAAAGCCTTACGAGTAATACGCAAGAAACCTGCAATAAACTCAGATGGTGCAACCTCCTCTGTTAAATCAT